ACTGATTCATCATCATTAGCAATACCACCAGAATATACACCTGTATATCCAGTACCATTATTATATTTTAAAACTGCCACTATGAAACCTCACTTTCATTTTAAAATATTTATATCTATTTCTATATGACTTTAAATTGGTTCAATTGAACGTTTATAAGGTATATATTTTATTGTGGAATCTCCATTAATAAAATGAACAAATACTTCATCTCCAGGATTAAAAATAACGTCTGGATTTGTAGGTATTAATTGAGAAGAAGAACTTCCATTTATATACACATACGCTTTATATATACTTACAACAGTATCAATTGTTCCCATATACCATTCGTCTTTTTTTCTATTTTTATAAATTAAATCTAAAATTAATTTAATTAATTTGTTTTGAAATTGTATTATTTTTCTTTTTTTTTTAATCATTTTAAACACACCTTTAAATAAAATCCCAATCAGTAATTACATTGAATTCTTTCGAACAATTTATATTCATTACATCTGGAATTATTGGTAAATCAAATGAATTAATTCTGTATCTATCACTTATATTTGATTCAGAATCAATTATTTCAATTATGTCATTTACTTCTAATAAGTAGTTTGGTGTAACTTGTAAAACAATATCTTCAATATATCCTAACCTTTGCATTAATTCATATTTTGCACGATACTTACAATCTTCTGTTGTCTGTAATAACCCATCTGGACTTCCATCATTATGTAAGTATAATATATCTCCAATTTGTTGAATTGAATATTTATTTCCTACCCATAAAGGATCAGTTTCATCAACAATTAATTCATATCTACAAGTTGCTGTTTCACCACTACCCCCATATACAACTATATGATTAGCTAAAAGTTGTTCATTTAAAATTCTTTCATTACCAATATAGCAATTTCCATTTTCTCCATTATATTCATACGTCCATACTATAGGTTGATTAGATATATCATTAATATCACCTAAATATTTTAAACGTAAATATCCATAAACATCATAAAACAAATCACATTTCCCAAATTCAGCTAACTTCTGCATAGCCTCCCATTTATTATCGTTTGCTTCAAATGTTATTTCATAGGGTGTAACTACATCAGTAGTATCAAAATTAAGTAATGTTTCATTATGACTAACAAAGCACCTCTTTTATCAGTAAATAAATAAGCTTTATCTTGACCTTCGATATAACATTTTTTTCCTATATTAAGATTGTGCGTATCTTTAGGATTAGTTAAAATAAAAACTCCTTGAGGCACATATTCAATAGTTCCGTCTGTTAATTTTAATCCAATATATAATTTAATTCTTTTATTAATCCAAATTAAATTTTCATCTGACCAACTAAATCTACCATCATAATTATCAAAAGCAAAAGAGAATGAACGTCTAATAGAATTTGATCTATCCACTGAAATATTATTGAGTTCATTAATATCTACATATGTGGTGAATTCTTCAACATATAAATTGTTAATATCATATATTTCTAATTTCATTGATATTTCTTTTTGGTATTGAGATTTCATCATATTAATAAAAGAAGAAGATGCATTAATCATGCTACTATCCCTTCTTTATTATTATATTCATTTAATTTCATTTTTTTGAATTCTTCAAATTGTTCTGGAGTGTTATTACCCTTACCATACAATTTATGAAATTCAATATGTAAATCTTTAGATAAACACACACCCATTCCATATTTATAATGTAATCTCAAACATTCCTCTTCAATATTTCTTAATTCTTTATCAGAATAATCGCCAATATTTACACATATAGGATAATTTAAATTATTTAAAGTCTCTGAAACTATATTTGAAAAACTATATAAATGATGAATCGCCTCAAATTTATTTCCAGTGATTACACATTTAAAATCAGATAATTTTGCACTATCAATTTTCCATTGATTTAAAAATGAAGATTTTCTCAAATAAATATTTAAAGATGTTATTCCACCTTTCCAGAAACGACTTTTAT